TCGGCCCGCGCCCCGAGTGGACCGCCGCGCTCGCCGCGGCCCGCGCCTACCTCGGCGAGGCAACGCGATGACCACCCCACGGCGCCGCTCCTGCCGCCGCAAACGCAGACACCAGACACGCGAAGGAGACGCCTGATGGCCGAAGGCATCGAGCTCATCGTCCACGCCGACGACACCCAGTTCCAACATGCACTCGCCCGAGCCCAGATCGCTGCACACAAAGCCATCCGCGACATCGACTGGGCGCGCACCCATACCCTCCCCGCACTCGCACACGGCGGCAGAGGCGTACGGCACGACCCGGCATGCGCACCCAGAGCCGCCACCGTTCAATGGACCGCCGACGCCTACGCTGCACTCTGGGGCGGACAGCTGCCCAAAGACGCGCTCGAACGCTGGGAACGCGCCCACCCCGCATCGCGAGAACCCCCGACCTGGGCCGACATCGTGGCCGAGATCCACCGCGTCTTCTACGCGCCCCTGCGCAAATGGCCCACGGCGCTGCTCCTCGACGAGAACGAACCACCGCTCGCCTGAGCGGCCCAGCCCGAAGCGCCCCGTCCCCACGGCGGGGCGCTTTCGCGTGCCCGCTTCCCAAACCGTCGAACACATGTACCATCAGCGTCAACCGATAATCGGACACAGACGACCGGTAAAGGGACGCCGCCATGACCGAGCCCGTCATCCAAGCCGCCGAAACCGCACTCGCCCCCATCGCGGCCGCAGCCCTCGCCGACCTCAAGCAGTTCGCCGCCGACGAACTCGCCCAGCTCGAAGCCAAGCTCCCCGGCCTGCTCGAGAACGCCGCTCAAGAAGCCCACGACGTCGCCGAGGCCGCCCTGACCCACTTGCGCAACGTCGTCGGCCGCATCGAACAGCACCTCGCCGCGTGAACCTCTTCGACCCGGCCTGGTTCGACCACCACCGTCGGCGCCTTCACCACTGGAGGCACGACAACCTCCTGCAAGTCCTCGAAGACATCCGCGACCTCGAAGCCCAGATCCTCGCCGCCCTGCAAGGCCCCGTCACCGTCACCGTCCACCACGGAGGAACCATGGGCACCTACGCCCCCGGCACGCCGATCAAGTTCACCGCCCAGGCCGAGAACGCCGAAGCGCAGCCCGTCACCACCACGTTCAGCTGGACCGCCTCCGCCGGCACCATCACCGCCGACGACCCCACCGGCGCCACCGCCACGCTCGTGAACGCACCCATCGGCGACGTCACCGTCACCGCGACCGCGGACAACGGCGTGCAGGGCAGCGACACCGCCACCGTCGCCGACCAGACCGTGGTCACCGTAACGGTCACGGACGCAGCGGCCTGACATGGCCAAGCGCCTCCAGCAGGTTCGGCTCGTCCTCGCGGACGGCACCGACCTGAGTAACTGGTGCACCGAAGTCCGCCTCACCCTGCGCGGCGACGGCGCAACGGTGGCCAGCATCGACTTCGTCGCGCCGCGCATCGACGTAGACCCCGAGACGCGCCGGATCACCGTCACGGCCAACCCGGCCTAACCAGCGCACTGCACCATCCGGCACGGGACGAATAGGGAGGGACGATGGCATCCACACACGGCGACGCCCAGTCCGCCCTGTCCACTGCCGAGAAGCAGGCCGCCGTCGTCGAGCACGTCCGCCAAGGTCTGTCGTTCCGCGAGATCGCCGATCTGATGGGGCTGTCCAAGTCGCAGGTCCACCGCCTCTTCCACGCCGGCCTAGACCGCATCCCGGCCGAGAACGTGCAGGCGTACCGCGAGCAGCAGCTCACCGATCTGGCGCTCGCCCGCCAGGTCGTGCTCGACGTCCTCGGTGCTACGCACGTCGTGGTGTCTAACGGCCGCATCATCAAGCCGATCACCGGTGTCGACGAGGACGACAACTATCAGTACGGCGACCCGCTGCTGGACGACGGGCCCGCGATGGCCGCGATCGACCGGCTGGTGAAGCTCCAGGAGCGCGAGGCGGCGATCCTGGGTTCGGACGCCGAGAAGAAGGTCAGCGCGGACCTAACCGTGAACTACACGGTCGGCGGCGGCATCGACCCGGCGGCCCTGACATGACCGCGGCCACCCTCGAGCGCCCCCGCGCCGTGCAGCACCACTACGAGCCGCGCGGCGCCGCTAAGCAGATCTTCGAATGCCGCCGCGACGAAGTCCTGGTCTCGGGTCCGGCCGGCACCGGCAAGTCGCGCGCCTGCCTGGAGAAGCTGCACTTCATGTGCCTGCTCAATCCCGGCATGCGCGCGCTGATCGTGCGCAAGACGATGGCCAGCCTCACGTCGACCGGTCTGGTCACGTGGCGTGAGAAGGTCGCGAAGGAAGGGCTCGCGCACGGCGTGCTGCGCTTCTACGGCGGCAGCCGCGAGGAACCGCCCCAGTACCGGTACGCCAACGGCTCTGTGGTGGTGATCGGAGGACTCGACAAAGCCACGAAGATCATGTCTTCGGAGTACGACGTGATCTTCGTCCAGGAGGCCACCGAGTGCACCAAAGACGACTGGGAGTCCCTCACCACGCGCCTGCGCAACGGCGTCGTCTCCTTCCAGCAGCTGCTCGCCGACTGCAACCCGTCCAGCCCGAACCACTGGCTCAAGGCGCGCGCCGACCTCGGCGACGTCACCATGATCTACGGGCACCACGAGGACAACCCGCTCTACTTCACCGACGACGGGCAACCCACCGCGGTCGGAGCCGCCTACCTCGCCAAGCTCGACAAGCTCACCGGGGTGCGCAAGCAGCGGCTGCGCTACGGCCGGTGGGCCGCCGCCGAGGGACTCGTCTACGAGGACTTCGACCCGGACATACACCTGGTTGACGCCCTGCCAGATGGCGCAGAGCACTGGACCCGTTCGTGGGCCGTGGACTTCGGCTACAACAATCCGTTCGTCCTGCAGTGGTGGGCGCACGACCCGGACGGCGCGCTATGGCTCTACCGCGAGATCTACCACACCCACCGCCTCGTCGAAGACCATGCCAAGCAGGTCCTGTCCCTGGTACGCAAGCCGCGCCCCGGACTCGGCCGTCCCGCGCGGCCGGAGGTGAGCGGCGACTGGGTGTGGACCGAACCTAAACCGCGCTCCATTGTCGCCGACCACGACGCCGAAGACCGCGCCACTCTCGAACGGCACCTGGGCCTGTCCACAACCCCTGCGACCAAGACCGTCAAGGATGGTATCAAAGCCGTCCAGTCCCGGCTCAAGGTCGACGAGCGCGGCAAGAGCCGGATCTACATCGTGCGCGACTGTCGTGTCGAACGCGACGAAACCCTCGCCGAAGCCGGACTGCCGACGTGCACGGCCGAGGAGATCACCGGCTACGTGTGGCCGCAGGGCGTCAAGCCCGACCAGCGCGATAACCCGGTGAAGGAGAACGACCACGGCATGGACGGCGCGCGTTACAAGGTCGCCGAATGCGACCTGGTCGGCCGGCCGAGGATCCGGGTACTCGGATGACCGCCATCACCCCCACCAGCGTGCGCGCCCCCTCCACACGGCGGCGCTGGAAGGACGCGCGCACCGCCCTGGCGGCGAGGCTCCGCCGGGGCGCGGCGGTGGTCGGCACGGCGAGGCAGCGTTACCGCAGCCCCGCGCTGACCATCGCCGGACTCGGATGCTTCGTCGCCGCGTTCTTCCAGCTCGGCCTGTTCGCCGGCCTGCTGGCCGCGTGCGCGGCGTGCTTCACGTTCGAGTGGCTAGGCCAGCCCGAACCCGGGCAGCAGCGGGGTCCCCGGTGAGATCCCTCGTCGGCGAGCTGCTGCGCGTGCGCAACCAAGCCGCGCCCCCGGTCCCGTACTCGGCGCCCGGCCGCTACGGCGGCGCGTCCTCCCTATTAGGCGCCACGGGCGACGAGACGTACATGCGCGCCTACGGCACCAACGGCACCGTCTTCGCCATCGTCAGTCTCTTGGCGTCCACCGTCGCCCAGCCCGAATGGCGCCTGTACCGCAAGCCCGCACGCGACGGGCGCGTGCGCTACACCACCGGCGACCAAGGCTCAGACCAGCGGATCGAAGTCCTCCAGCACCACGCCCTGGACGTGTGGAACGAGCCCAACGACTTCATGACCGGCTTCGAGTTCCGCGAGATCTTCATGCAGCACCTGGAGCTGACCGGCAAAGGCATCTGGCTGATCGGCCGCGACCCGCGCGCCACCTTCCCCATGAGCATGTGGCCGGTGCGCCCCGACCGCATGACACCGCTGCCGTCCGCGGAAAAGTTCCTGGGCGGCTGGGTCTACAGCGGGCCGAGCGGGGAGAAGGTGCCGCTGGAGGCCAACGAGGTCATCCAGATCCGCTACCCCAATCCCCTGGACGTGTACGGCGGCCTCGGCCCCGTGCAGTCCGTCCTGGTGGACATCGACGCCGCCAGGTACGCCGCCGAGTGGAACCGCGGCTATTTCCGCAACTCCGCCACCCCCGGCGGCGTGATCACCGTGCCGAACCATCTGAACGACACCGAGTGGGACGAGTTCAACGACCGGTGGCGCGAATCCCACCAGGGCGTCAACCGGGCCCACCGGGTCGCGATCCTCGAATACGGCGCGCAGTGGGTCGCCACCGAGTCCTCCCTGAAGGACATGGACTTCGCCGGCCTGCGCAACGTCTCCCGGGATGTGCTGCGCGAGGCGTGGGGCCTGCACAAGTCGATGCTCGGCAACGCCGACGACGTGAACCGCGCGAACGCCGAGACCGCCGAGCAGGTGTTCGGCCGGTGGAAGGCGCTGCCGCGCCTGGATCGCATCCGCATGGTCGGCAACGCCCGCTTCCTGCCGCTGTTCGGCACGACCGGCCAAGGCGTGGAGCTGGACTACGTCAACCCGCTGCCCGACGACCGGGAGGCCGACAACCAGGAACTGGTCGCGAAGGCCACCGCCGCGCAGCTGCTGCTGGAGCTCGACATCTTCGACCCGCACGACGTGCTCGAGATCTGCGGCCTGCCCGACATCAAGACCGTGGAGAAGCTAGCGCAGCCACCGCCCCCGCAGCAGCCCCAGCCACCGCCCGGCGCGCCGACACCGGACCCGGCCGAGGGCGAGCAGGTCGAGAACCGCATCCGCCCCGCGATCACCGTGCGCTCCGCCACCCCTAGCGGCATGCCCGAGCACGACCTGAGCGCGGTGGACCGCCAGTGGCAGACCGCCACCGACCAGACCGCCGCCCAATACCAGCGGCAGATCGCCCCCGCACAGCGCCAGCAGGCTGTCGACGCCGTGCGCAACGCCGTCGCGGCCGGGAACCTGGCCGCCCTCGGCGCGCTCGTCCTGAACCACGCCGCCGCCGCGGAACTGATCACTGCCGCGATGGTGGCGCTGGCCGCCACCGCCGCCGCGCAGGCCGCGAAAGAAGCCCAGGCGCAGGGCGCCGACGTCCAGCCCGTTCCCCCCTCCAGTAGCCAGCTGCGGGACGTCGCCGAGGTCACCGCCGCACTCATGGCAGCTGAGCTCGCCGTGGCGGCCGCACGCCACGCCCTGCACGCCTACGGCCCCGACAAGGCCGCGCAGCAGGTGGCGGACGAGGTCGAGGCGTTCCTGAAGGAGCTGTCCGACACAGGGCCGCGCGGCCACATCGCCGCCGCCCTGACCGTCGCGCAGAACAAGGCGCGCGCCGAGACCATTACCGCCGGACCCGAGTGCGAGATCTATGCCACCGAGCAGATGGACCGCAACACCTGCCGCCCCTGCAAGGAGATCAACGGCCACCTGATCGGCTCCAGCACCCAGCCGGAGATCCAGGCGCTGATCGAGGCGTACTACCCCGGCGGCGGCTACGTCGGCTGCCTCGGCGGGGAGCGGTGCCGCGGCACCGTCATCGGCGTCTACCCGGCTCGCACCGCGCAGGACTCGCTGCCGGCCCTGATCGGGCTGCTCAAGGACGTTCCCGGCCGCGTCAACGGCCACGACCACAAGGTGGGTGCGCGCTGATGGACCATCTCGCGCTGATGCGCAAGCGCCTGCAGAACCTCCAGCGTCCCGCCGGTGCGCAGCGCGGCTACGAGATCCTGGCCGCCGCCGAACCCGACGCGCCCACCCGTGTGCTGCTGTACGACGAAATCGGCGGCTGGGGCGTGATGGCCGGCGAGTTCGTCCAGGCCCTGGACGCCGTGAAGGGCGACCTGGACCTGCGCGTCAACAGCCCCGGCGGCGACGTGTTCGACGGGATCGCGATCTACGAGGCCCTGGCCGCGCGGCCCGGGATGCTGCGCGTCACCGTGGACGCCCTGGCGGCCTCGGCCGCCTCGGTGATCGCCATGGCTGCGAGCCCCGGCGAGCTGGTCATGGGCAAATCCGCCCGCATGATGATCCACGACGGGTGGGGGATGTGCGTCGGCAACGCCGCCGACATGGCCGAGACGGCGAAGCTGCTCAACGAGATCAGCGGCACCCTCTCGGAGATCTACGCCGAGCGCACGGGGCAGAGCGCCGAGCACTGGCGTGAGGCCATGCTCGCCGAGACCTGGTACAGCGCCCAGGCCGCGGTCGACGCGGGCCTGGCCGACCGGGTGGCAGACAGGAAGCCGCGCGGCGCGGATGCGCGCATGGCCACGACCTTCGACCTGAGTATCTTCCGCCGCGCCCCCCAGGCCGCGGTGGGCAAGCCGTACCGGCCGGAGCCGTACAAGCGCGAGGAGTGGGAGACCGTGGCCTGCCCCTCGTGCGGCAAGTACAACGACGACGATTCGGCGTACTGCGGGCAGTGCGGCGCGAAGCTCGCCGGCCGCGAAGACGTCCACGAGGACGACACGCCCCCCGACGACGGCGGCGGGGACGCGATGCGCTCTGCTAGTCGTACTGGAGTGCGAGCCGCCGACGTCGACCACACCGACTGGGACGGCGACCGCGCCATGGCCAACGGCGCCGCGTCCGACGACCCGGCCGCGTTCTACAAGGGCATCTGCGCCGGGCGCAAAGCCGGAGACCCCGCCAAGCAGGGCTCCTGGGCGCTTCCGTACCGCTACCACCCCGGCGACGCCCCCAACGCCGACGGCGTGCGCAACGCCCTGGCGCGCCTGCCGCAAACCGAGGACCTGACCAACCGGGCCGACGCCGAGGAACTCCTGAACCGGCTGATGAAACAGATCAACCCCGACCACGACGACAGCGCGGACCGGCTGCTGCTGCCGCTCTGGAATGCCACCGAGAACCAGGGCGACGCGTTCGCCGAAGCCATGAAAGGGGTGCTGGCATGACGACCACCACCGCAGGGCCCGAGACTCCCGAACAGCTTCGGGAGTTCATGGCCGACACCGCGAAGGTCAAGGAGGCGTTCAAGGATCAGCCCTCCGCGGTCGCCTTCATCGAGGACTACACCAAGCGCGTCCTGGTCAAGGACTCCGAGATCCAGGCGCAGGTCAAGGAGGCCGTGCAGCTCGGCTTCGCCCAGTACCTGAAGGACTCCGCCCCCGAGGGCGCGAAGGCCGGCATCCCGCCGATCGACCTGTCGGAGAAGGGGCGCCCGCGCATCGCCGGGCGCGAGGTCGGCGGCCTGCGTTCCTCCGCGCGCCGCGCCCTGTACAACAAGCGCGCCCGCGGCGCGGCCCTCGAGGGCATCTTCGAGGACGGCGACGAGTACTTCGAGGCCGTGTACGCCACCCGCCCGAAGGCGCAGCGCACCGAGCGCAGCAAGGACCTCATCGGCAAGATCGATAAGTTGCGGTCGATCCAGGACTCCTACGGCTCCGAAGTCCCCGCCGACGGCGGGTTCCTGATCCCGGAGACGATGCGCTCCCAGATCCTGCAGGTCGCCATCGAGGAGTCGGTGACCCGCTCCCGGGCCACCGTCATCCCCATGTCCTCGCTCACGGTGCCGATCCCGATGGTCGACGACACCTCGCACGTCAGTTCGCTATTCGGCGGCGTGATCTGCTACTGGGGCGAAGAGGGCACGCTGCTGGTCGAGTCGCAGGCCGCGTTCGGCCGCGCGAAGCTCGAGGCGAAGAAACTGACCGGGTTCGCCGCCGTCCCCAACGAGCTGATGGCCGACGCCCCCGCGTTCGGCGGGTTCTTCGACGGCACCTTCCCCAAGGCCATCAGTTGGTTCGAGGACATCGGGTTCATCTCCGGGACCGGCGACACCGAGCCGCGCGGCTGGCTCAACTGCCCGGCGACCGTCACCGTGGCCGCCGAGCCGGGGCAGCTGAGCAAGACGATCGTGTGGGAGAACATCCTGGAGATGTACTCCCGGCTGCTGCCCACCTCCCTGGGCAACGCGGTGTGGGTCGCGAACAAGGACGCCTTCCGCCAGCTGATGACCATGGGCCTGGTGGTGGGCACCGGCGGCTCCGCGGTCCTGATCGGCGGCATCCAGCAGCCCGGCTCCTCCGCGCCGCCCATGTCGATCCTGGGCGTGCCGCTGGTGCTCTCCGAGAAGGTGCCGTCCCTGGGCACCACGGGCGACCTGTCGCTGGTGGACCTCTCGTACTACCTGATCGGGGACCGCCAGCAGATGCAGACCGACAACTCGGAGCACTACCTGTTCCAGAACGACAAGATGGCGTTCCGCGTCATCGAGCGCGTCGACGGCCGCGCGTGGCTCTCCTCCCCGATCACCCCGCACTCCGGCAGCAGCAACACCCTGTCGGCGTTCATCCAGCTCGCCAGCCGTCCGTAACCCACCCGCCCGACTGGGCTCAATGGCCGGCAGTAACGCCCCGGCCGGGAAGAAGGCACCACCATGGCCATGGAAGCGCTCGG